TAGGGTGTAATAGATTTTTATCAATTAAATCAAACCATGTGGTAGTTTTTGGATCCATTGGAGCGATGTCTGTTTTATATACAGCCATGTGGACCCACGGATCATTGAACCTTTTTAATAGATATGCATCGCGACAATCAAATCCATTGACAGCTAACATGTAGATCAGCATTATTGGAGTATAATGATAGTAACACCCACTATGGCCCCTGCTGAACTGTTTACTGTATTCTATACCAGTGTGTTGTGGAATAGTCAACAGTAACATGCCATTAACAGTCATCTGGTCATTCCAGTTTTTTAATGTGCTTAATGGATCAGTGCTGCATTGTAAACAATCATGCGCCCACATCAAATCGATGTTAACAGGGAATATATGAGGTTCTGTAAAATCTCGTTGGATCTTTTTAATATTTGGTAGATCAGGAACTGCTGATAGCTTGGACCCATCTCTATCTACGGCAAAAGTATTAAAATTATAAGGTTCTGGAGGGTCATTGTAGTTTTCTAAGGTAGCCCACCATACAGTGTCTTCACCTGTGCCACAGCCCATGTCAGCTACATTCTTAAGACTTTCTAAGAAAGTATCATATTGACGTATAGTTTCTAATATATGTAGACTGTGTCTAGCCAATTGATGCGTCCTCCATACCTGCTGTTCTTAAACGAGTTACGTGTCCTAGCATGAAGTTCTTGCTTTCAAGCCCTTTCATGATACCTAACCATTTATTTCGTAATAGTGCCACTTCATTGATGATGGTTTCAAAGTCGATTACTTCGTCCTCACCATCGACATACTTTTCTACATCTCGCGATGTAAGAGCTCGTTGATAGTTTTCTAGATATTTTTGGAAGTGTGTTCTACGTATCTTGCGTAGACGAATATTAAGATAATTGAGCACCGCTTCAATTTCTTGCAATTGATTAAAGCGACGCTCAGTTATACCGGGCAGGCCAGCTAGACTCTTTTCTATGTTACCATAGATTCCAACTTCTGTTTTAGCTTCATCTAACTCTCTTTCGTAATGTTCAATGAAGTCTGGAATTGCACCAAGACTAGCAACTATGCGACTATACCACATTAATAATCATCGTCCTCGTCATCATCGTAGTCTGATTCTTCGACTTCATCTTCGCCGAGATATTCTTTAAGACTACGTTTGAGATAACTATCGGTACCTGCGAATGCTTTAAGATCACGTTCAGTTATGTTGTGATCAGCTACGATTGCCAACACATGATCGGCAGCCGCTTGTCGATCCTTAGGAGCGATGTACTCTTTACAAGTTAACCAAACTTCACCTAATGCATCTAACTCAATGCTCATTCTTCAACTCCTTCCTCTGGTGTTGTTTCAACTGCTGTCGTAGTTTCTAATAGTTTAGAATTGCTGGAAATATCTTTCATGACGATGTCTAAACAACCTTCTTCATTCGATTCCCATGCTTTGCGGAACTGTTTAATTTCTTTACCATCAGCTGATTTATAAGCAAGTCTATTACCGTCTTTAGCTAATAGACCTTTGGCTTCCATCATATCAGTTAATCCACTGTATGGATTCATGCCTGTTTCATACGGAATCTTAACTTGTACTGATTCAAATGGTTTAGCATATCGAGTTTTCATAACTTTACATGCTGCACGGATACCTTTGACTTCTGATATCTTGTTACCATCTTCGTCTTCTTTAAGTTTGAGTTTGCGCATAGCAACTACTATACTTGAAGCGTAGATAAATCCCTGACCACCCGAAATCTTATCATCTGGGTCAAACATGTCTTGGCTAGCGTAGGTATGGTTAGTTGCCACTAGGCCAACATTGTTACTGCCAAACATATTTACACAATTACGGACCAATGCTGTCAGTGCTTTAGGTTTACGACCCATGTCACCTTTTAAATCGCCCGCTTCAAATTGATTGATGTCTGTTGGTGTTAATAACATACCTAAACTGTCAATAACGAATAAAACTTTTGGACGCTCTTCAGAAGGTAGTAGTTTATATTCTTTCATAAACTCATGTATCGTTTTAGCCACGTCATCGATCATGGCCACATTTAATTTCAGCAACTTGCTTTCATCTGTGCTTACACCTAATGCGTGTAACCAACTTTCATCTAGAGCATTTTCACTGTCGATCAAAATAACATAAATGCCTTGTTCTTGTGCATTTTTAATGATATTACCTGAACAGATATATGATTTACCTGCACCAGATTCACCAGCAAACACTGTTACTTTGCCTAGTGGAATACCTTTATGGAAGTCACTGCTGATCAGATAATTTAAAGTATAATTACCTGTTGAGATCCAATCAGTTGGATCATTGAAACCGATACCTAAGCCATCGATGCTTTTGGTAATCGACTTTCTAAATTTACTAATGTCAAATGGTTTTGGCATACTATTACATCCTTTTTAAATCGGCAACCAATGATTGATTGTTGCCTTGTAAAAAATTATTATCATACCAACGTAATTCTGTTGGATTCAATTCTAAATTAGCACAGGTATAGGCTATTACCGCGGCCTTTTCCCAGAACTCTAATTCTCCAAGATCAAACACTTCTTGTGCTATACAACCTTCACAGATAGCCTTTATATTTTCAAACCAATCTAGATATTTTTTATTGGCTTCTAACATATAATTATGGAACTCTAAACTTTTTTGATCATCCCAGGTCCAACCCATAGTAGTTTCTATAATAGATTTAACATCTTTAACATCATGTTTGATCAGTGCTTCTAACGGAAACCAAACACTAGTAGGATATTTCTCTACTATAGATGTTACCATACTATAATATTTTAATGTCAATGACTCTAAAAAGTCAATTGATGACTGTTCATAGGTGATATCAAAAAATTTATTAAAGTTATCTACTTTTGGAGTATCTTTATAGGCCTTGCCATATTCCATTTTCAAACGCAATAGATGATAAATGTCGTTGGGTTCCAATTGGACCAAACATACAGTATCGGTATCGTCTCTAGAATATTCATTAGCCACTTGTTTTGATACACCATAACTGTAATGGTCAGCACCAATGTTTAAGTGTTTGAATGAATCTAGATTAGCATGATAATAGTTATGACAATCACCAGTATCACTAAAGATCGTCTTTATATCTGTGTTAATCTTACCACAAGAATAGAGGATATGGGCCATAAGTGTACAGCCCATACCTCCATGTGGATAATCAATGATATAAGTAGTCAATTAAGACGCCTTTTGACGATTCCTAATCATTGCTAAGATGTCTTCAGCACGTGCTGTACCGCCAGCTGGAGGTGTTGCAACTGGTGCTGTAGGAGCCGCTGGTGCAGCCTCTGCAACTGGTGCTGGGGTTGATACTGGTGTATCTAATGTACCGTCATCTTCGTGAACTGCTGGTTCAGCTGAAGCTGCTGATGCACTGTCAGTTGAAGCATTAGCTGTAACTACTGTAACACCTCTTGGTTTATAGTAATTGCCCCAACGATCAGCGTCATATGCTTCACCATTTACTGAAGCTTCAAACATTTCTTTGATTACTTTTAGTTCAACATCTGTTGGTTTCTTAGGTAAAAAGTCTGCTAAGTTATATAAACCAAACTGTTCAATCGCGCCAGCTTCTTCTGCTGTTAGTGCAGATTCTTTGCGTGACCATTTACTAGTGCTGTAGTCAGCATAACCACCTTTTGATGTTTTAGTAACTGTAAAGTCTAAACCACCTTGGTAGTCTGTTGGTAGATTTTCTAGTTCTGGATCAAGCAAGGCTGCTTTTACTAGATTGAAAATCTGTGGACTGATAATGAATCTACGAATTGGGTTTGCAGGTGTAACATCGTCTTTCAAAGGATTCTCACGCACAAAACCTTGGAACAAGTATGATCTTTTCTTCCAATATTTACGACCCATATCTTCTAAACTTGGATCTTTGAACCAAGCACGTACTTCTGCTAAGATTGGGCATGCTTCACCCCACATCTCAACGCATGGTACTTGAACAGTAACTTGTTTACTATCTGCTTGACCTTTAATGCCAGCAAATGGTAAATTGATCATTGCTCTTTCTACCCAGAAGAATGTATTTTTTGGATTTGCGTCTGGAAGGAATCTGATTCGAGCATTTTGCCCTTCTGCGATGTTCCAGTGTGCATAGATAGCGTTGTCGCCACCTTGTGATGAATTACTACCCGAACTGCGTGTTTCTTGTGCTTGTAATTTTGCACGGATTTCTGCTAATGATGTTGCCATGTTATTTCTCCTTAAGTTGGTCTTAAAATATGCCTAAACGTATTAGTCATATAAAACATAATACGCTACTATTATTTATTCCGCAAGTGATATTTTTAGAATTTTTTAACCAAAACATCTGTTAATCGTTGATATCCCTGTAGATCTGGATGAACTTCCTTCCAGTATTTACATATTAACATCAATTTATTCTCAGCGTCAATGGTCATCGGTTTGAATTCTTTGCCAAACTTCTGCATGAATCTAGGATTGTCAGCTAACTGTGTGTACCATTCTGCATCACTCATGTATACATCACGCTCAAGTTCTGGTATCAATAATTTAGTAGCACTGGTCGCTACATTGACTAAATTAGGATAATTTACAATACTAGGGTGTAGTTGGCTCCAACAGCCTAACATCAGCACTTTTTTGTGATAATATCCAATAAATCTATCCAATCTGGTATAAAATCTAGCAAAATAACTGTTAATATATGCCTCTAAAGACTCGCAGTCTAATAGACTGTCTACAAACTTTTGTTCTAATATTTTATATCTATGATCAACATCATCAGGGTGTTGTTTGTCATAATAGTGACGTTCACGGAATATATCAGTCTGTAGGAATATTATATGATCCATTTTAGCTAGATCAAATTCTATGCGATCTCTAGGGTCAACACCAAATAAACATCTCTTGGTGTTATTCCAATTACCTTCAAGGCGATCTATCATCAGCCAATTACTGCCACCAGCTTTGCTGATATTATATACAGTATGTCCTTGGCTGGTTAATATAGATGCAATACCTTGGCCCGTGGGACCATATCCTTGCCCTTGATCAGCAAAGACCCCTATGCCCCAACTATCGCCCGCTAGTAATATATTTGCCATAGGTTTGTCTATTGTGTTCGAGTATAGGTAATAGCTCTTGGTACATCTGATTTACATCGATACCTGCTAGTCTATCTATTTCTCTTTTGATCGCCTCCAATCTCAGATGATTGTTATCGATAGTATCGTAGGTTTCATCGATCCAAGAACCAAATGTTTTAAATCCAAATGATCTAAGTTTTTCTAAAGTTCTAGCACCCGACATTACCAAGAATGGTTTACCGATATAAAGATTCTTTATGGTCTTTTCTGTTATCCACCCTGTGGTCAATGAATCTGTTTCTACTATGATTTCCATAAAATAATCATTATAAGGTTTACGATCACCTACTATTTGTTCATAGGTATAACTGCGATTTGGAAATATCTCATCATATACTATAGGTGTATTGGCACTGGCCCAGGCGATCTCATGTTCAAAATACTGCTCGAATCTTGGGTGCCTCAGCATACCAGATTCTTGATATGATATATAACTGTCATCGGCATGATTAGTTTGTAAATGTTCTGCTAACATGGTCCTATAGAACGTGCCTCTATTAAACCAAACAGCAAAACGTTTGCTAAAAGGTCCTTGTGGGATGTCAAAGCCTTTGATATAGGGATATAATTGTCGAGCCCATAATTCTATGCTGTCTTCATATATAACAGTTACACCGGGAAAGTTTATCGGTTCTCGGCAGAACACAGCACAACTGTCACTATTTAGATTAAATGTTTTGATAATGTTTTTAATTATTTCTACAGCATTAGTCATTCTTAACAGTACGCCATCATCGAATACAAATAAGAATCGTTTACCTTGTCCTAGTTTATGTAGTTGATATATCAATTGATCGGCAGCTGATATACTGTAATCTCTTTCAAATAGTAAAATAAAGTTAACAACCAAAGTATTGTTAACTTCTACTATAACTGATGATTTTTGATCTGCTGTAAGGTTTAGATAGATATCATAAAAAAAGTTTCTCATGCATGTACTTATCAGCCAACAAAAAAGGCACTATAAAAGTGCCTTTGGTGCTGCCTTCCCATCCCGGGGAATTATTTTAAGCCTGATAATCTTTTGAGTTGTTCTCTTTCTCTTTCGTATTGATCTTTTCTCTTATAAGCTGGTTCGTCTGTGTTTACTCCAGTCCAACCAGATTTTTTAGGTAATTCTTTTGGATTGTTTCTTTGGAATGTTGGTTTGTCATATTTGCTATAATCAGGGTTGTCTGGCATGGTAATAGCTTCGTCAACTGGTTTGACTTCTTGCATTCTGTATGAATATGTTTCACCGTCGTCACCTTTGATAAAGTAATACCCATCACCATCTCCGGTAACTGTGCCTATTTTTCCATCTGGACATTTGACTTTATCTCCAGGGTTAAATCTGCCTTCGGTTAATGCTTGTTCAAATGCCTCGTGTAGGTCACTGTGTTCTTGTTCAATGCCAGCGTTGCGTTCAATCATACGAACCCAACCACTGACATCACTGCTACCAATTTCTTCAACAGGTGCAGCGAAATCTGCTATTTCACGAGCCGCATCCATAACACCTTGTGGGCCTAATTTCATTAATAAGTCATGATGTTTGCCATGTATGATTCTCCGAATGATAGCTGACTGGATCGCTTCAAAGCCACCGTCATCTTCTTCATCTTCTTTCATTGGTTCTTTAACTAATTTTTCTGTACGTTTACGGGCAACGTCACTCATGTGATGTATCTTACCAACAGGATCTTTGCCTTTGGTTTTTTCCCAATCACCTTCGTGTTCCCAGCCTGTTAATTTACCTGTTTTTAGATCATATGAGATTTTGTTTTTTTCTTCTTTTACTTCGTCTTTGTATAAGTCGTCAATGTCACCTAGGTAACCATCGCAAGCATGTTCTTCATCGTTTGGACACTCACCGCCGCAATATTTACATTCTTCTTTAGCTTCATTCATATTGTTATCAAACTCTTTTTTAGTTTCCCAATGATTTTCATCACAGCAACCAAATTTGTCACCGCGTGGTGTGCCACAATAGACGCATACTTGTTCGTCATCATCTACATCGTCGTCATCTTCTTCGTATACCACACCGTCCATGCCGCCATCACCTGAGCCATAAGTATTGCCTTCTGTCGTTTCTTGTG